CAGCCCAACCAGTACCTTTGAAAATTGTTGGAACTGCAACATAAACCCTTCGTAAAGGTGTGTTGCATACTTGACATTGAGGGATTTTATGATCCATTGGTAATTCCAATATAATCAGCGTTCCCTCAATATCACAGGCATAGTCGTAATTAGGCATGATACGGAATCCTGTTTATTGCGTGGCAGGAATAGCATCGAAGCAGATCGCCCTCATGAAGTAATCTGTCATCGTTGCATAGATCGCAAGTAACTGTTGATGGCTCTACTTTAATTCCGTTATCCGTAAAGGTGGCAGTTAAGCCGGAGCCATCAATTATTTGTAATTCACCCATTTATTCACCTCCTTCAAAATACCATTTTCCATTGGCAGTAAGTTTCGCCCATTTGGGTTCACATGCTTTGGCTTTACAAACATATCCATAATATGGCTTACCTCCTTTAGAGATTCCCTCTTTCAAAATGTGGCCATGCTGGCATGCAGGTGGCTCATTTGGTATTGCTGCACCAATCTCAGCCACAACATCACCAACAGACCATGCAACAGGCTCAGGCTCTTTCTTATCCGCTGCAAAACTATCTCTCAAGATCGTTTCTATTTGAGCAGACTTAGATCCGGCCTTGCCATACATATTTTGCCGGCTTTCTAACTTTTCCTTAAATGATGGATTGGATTCAACCTTTCGCATATCATCTTTAGTCGCAGTCTTGTCAGATCCTTTAAGTAGGATTATTGCCCTACCAAGGCTGGAAGTTGCAGTATCCTCAACATAAAATTTTTTCATGTTAGAAATGTAAGTTTCTCTTGATCCAAAGGCTATATTGCTTACCGCTGGAGATGTATCTTTAGCATCTCGCCAAAGAGTTGCCTGAACCAAGATATAACCTTTCTCAGCATCATGGCTGATTACTGATATATCTGATCGACCCATTGGGTAGTTGCTGATAAACCATTTGTTTAATGTGGCAACATCCTCATAATCCTCTAAATTAAATGCCATTATTAATCCTCCCAATTTTCATCTTGGACTGCATCGAGGACTGTCTTATAGACAGAGCCATAGGCAATGAAGTCTTTGATACTGTCGTAATGATCTGGGGTTTCACTAAGCCTAGAAACCTTGACCAATGCCATACATAGCGCAGCCTGATGTGGTGTGATAGGGAAGTCGAGATATGCAGACCAAAGACCTGCAATTCGTTTGTGGTTATAGTAAGGATGTCCGTACACGCTTCCACGCTGTTGGATCGTAGTAATGACCTCATCTAGCAACTGCTCAGTTTTTGTCATAGTCAAAGACCTCATCTGACTGTTTCTTAATAGTTATCATTCGGCGGTGCATGTTCCAGCCATCGGCTCGACCTTTCCAGTAACCATTCTGAAATGCTGTATCTCGGATCTCTAAAATAATCCACCAAACGATGCCAGCACCCACCATTCCTAACATCCAGAGATAGCCAAAATCTCTTAGTTCGCCATATAGATTCATTTTGTTGCCCACTCCCTTATTTTTTTAGGCATCGCAACCGGATTTCGGTCATCGATTACTTCATAGGTTGCTCCTGACGGATGAATCGATGGTGCAGCAGCAACATAACCTTTCCATTTGATGTCAATACCATCATTTAACTTGCCCCTAAAGACATCAGATTTATTGGCTAAGTAGTAAAGATGCAAACCATCACCGGTTTGAACTGTGTATGTTGGCTCAAACTCAGGCAGCAATTCACCACCATTTCGATAGTCGATGTCAAATACAACCAAGCCTGATTGATAACAGGCTATGCCAATGTTGATATTGTCATCATAATCAAACCAAAAGTTAATTAGGTTTTGATCTGTTGTGGCTGATAAATAAGCCCTTTGAGCCAAGTCAAAGTGCGGATCTTTTTTGCGTGGCAATAATGGCAACACTGACCAGCCACGATCAGCATAATCTAATGCTGTTTGGCGATTTGCCTGAGATATAAGTTTCATGCGCTTACCTGATCCATTTTGTACCGAGTGCAAATGCTGCCAACATACTTACCAGCAGTATTTGTTCTTAAATCAAAGTAAATATTTCTCATTCTGCAAGCAACCGCTAGTGCCGGAACATCGGCTGCATAATGTGAATAAACTGATATTTCTCCTGAACCTGATCGTTGAGCCGTAATGTTTAAGTCAAGTTCAGCAATTAAATCTCTTATATCTTTAATGCTAACTGCATGTTTCATTTTATTGCTCCCTACCAGCAAATCCTTCGTTTGCTGATGGAATAAGTGTGGCACTTGTCAAGCATGCCCACAAATAAATTACCGGCGTGTTTTATAACGATTAGATAACGATCGGTAACCCTCAACCAAAGGTTTAGACCACGCCAAGATCCTCAAGTTCATCGATATGATCATCAATCGTGCGGTCGTTATAGTCTGTTTCACGCCCCATAATACCTTTTATTGTATCGGAATGATCCGTCATGGTTCACCGGCACTAACTCGACTGAATGACCACCTTTACCAAAAGAAATGACTACGAATCCCATATTCCAATCGGCTGAGGCGTATTTAAGATAGGAGGCTTTGTTTTTCATGTCCATAAGATGACCGGCCTCAATGCCCCAAATCGTTGAATAACGGCCGTTTAAGCCAGTTTGGTGCCTTGTAGCACCCTGCCTATGGGTATGGCCACAAACAACGCTGTTACCCCACTTTTTGGCAAGATTTAGGGCAGTTATACCTGCATGCTTAGACATAACCCCTTCATCGCCATGAGCCAAGAAAAAGCCACGCTCAAACTCATAGGCTCGCTTATGGAATCTGATGCCAAGATCTGAGTACGCCATAAACTTTTCAAAAACTAACTCAGGCAATCCTAGGAGGGATGGTGCGCCTTTCAGTAATGTGGTAAATAATCGATCGGTATGGTTTGATCTGATGATGTCGGTTGTGCCTAGGTCAAAAAGAATGTCTTGGGCAATTGTTCGCTCTTGATCTAATGTTTCTGTAAATTCAGTTTTAGTTCCCTTTACCCAACGGCTTTGGGAAGTCATATCAAGTTCATCACCAACATTTAGTACAAAATCAAACTTTTCGTGCTTGCTCATTTTAATTAAATTAGATACTGCTTTTGGGTGATGTAGTGGAATTTGGAGGTCAGGCGTGATCAAGTACCTTCGGTTGGCTTTAATCGTCATCCTCATCGTCAGTTGGATCTATGGATGGGATTATCCCACCATCGCCCACAATCCAATCAGGGAAAGTCTTATGTTCGGTCATCAACCAAAAAGCGTGCTCAGGTGTGAATCCTGCTTTTCTGGCTGCTTTGTAACATTCGTGCAAAGCCATGTAATGCTGATCTATTTTGCTTAATGGCTCAGGAGTTTGGCGAACGACACGACGATTGATCTTTTTGCGTTTGATAGGTTTTCGAGTGTTCGCCATAACAAAAATTATCGCTTACTGATTAAGACAAACAGATCATCGACACGCTGTTCAAGTCTTGTAATTTGATCCTTGATACTGCTTCCAGAATTAGGTTTCAATTCTTGCAAGTAGGATTTAATAACCCAGCGCAGACCCAGCAATAAACTTGTAGATACGGCGGATACGCCAACGGCTATACCAACCCATTCGTTGGCTGTCATTTCGCATTGATTCCATAATCAGCCTCTTTGCCGGACTTTGGATCAAGTGCTTTAGCAATAGGTGCAACAATCGCTCCAAGCAAGGTTGCGTAGGCTGGATGAATGTCAGCCACAATAGCGAGTGCGACAGTAATTCCTGAAGCAGCAACGGCTCTTAAATATGACTTGATTGCAGCCTTGTGTTTGTTTGATAGTTTCATGCGTTGCCTCCTAGTAGTGGGATGTGAAAAAAATCTGAATTCTTATCTTGATCTTTTTTGAAACTTACATGTATGTGGTGATTGTGTTTATTGATGCCTTTGTATTTACGCCACCGCCAACCAAGTATCGGTGATGCAATTTTTTCTTGATGGATTACATAACTGATGCGACCATTGGTTTTCCCGTATGATCGAATTTGATCTGCCAGATATGTTGAAATCCCTTTGTTGTCAGAAAGCCGAGCGTCAATATCAATTGCTCGCACGCATCCTGTTGCATCCGGTGTGTGATCGCTTTTTCTGAGGCTATGTCTAGCATCACCAATCCACCCATCAGATTTGCGCAAACGCTCTGGGAAGGAATCATCAATCTGCTCACGCAGTTGAACAGCAGCTTTGGACAACCAAGGTTTCAATATGCACACTTCCTCAAAATTATGCTAAAGACCTAAAGCCTGTAAATCCTCAACAGTTAAACCAAGGGCTGCAAGTTTTGCCTGTGCTGTTGCTTTGGCTTCTGCCTTTGTTTCGGCTTCGGCTCGTTGAGCAGCAAACTCTGCTTGGTCTGCTTCATATCTAGCAAATTCAACATCGTTCATTTCTCTGGTTTCAATTTCCCCAGTTTCAACATTGTGAATCGTTATCATTGGTCTAGTCATTAGTTGATACCCCATAACTCATAAGTTCCGCCATTCCAAGCACTACCGCTTAATTTAAAAACTATTTCAGAAATTGCACTTGTAGTTCTTGGATAACCAAAACTATTAACCTGATTAATTTTATCTCCACCAGATGCGGCTAGCATTCTGCATTGTGAAAAAATGGCTTTGTATCCTGATGTTTCAGCATAATTCTTAAACTCAATAACAATAATGTTTCCATTATCACCAGTTTTAATTGTGTTGTAATTTACTTTTAGATTAGCACTACCAGTGCTCTCCTCTGTTGATGCTGTTCCAGTTCCCTGTCCAACAACTCTGACTGAATCAATTATGGTTGAGGAATTAACATTTATGAAAACATCTTCATTACCAGTCGCTTGAAAGTTTTTGCAAATGAATCTTAAATCTTTGTAAGAACCTGAAATTGTGCTTAAAGTTAATGTTGCACTTGCTGGCAAACTTCCCGATGCTAATGATGTAAATGAACCACCAGCAGGGGCAGCCCATTCAATTCCATTTGTTGCGCCAGAATTAACAGTTAAGACATGTCCATTGGTTCCACCAACTGCAAGTCTTGCAGCAGTATCAGCAGCAGATGCAACAATTAAATCACCTTTGGCATCAAAAATTGTTGCAGGAATTCCTGATGCATCAGCAACCCATTTGAAATCCATGTTTGTATCTGAATTTTTTGCTAAAACTTGATTAGTTGTTCCACCTTTTAAATCGACCAAAGAGGTATCAATTGCTCCAGCAAGTGTACGAATGGCTGCTGCGCCATCCTTAACTAAATCTGTATCGTCTGGGGTTTCCCATCCGAAGTTGGTTGTGTTTGCCATTTTTCTCCTATTATCAGGCTACGATTGTAGCGTATTCCCATGTTAAAGTGTTGCCAACTGTGTTCCATGCCTCGGTAACCGGAACAGTATTCCAGCGCATTGCCACCTGACTGAAATTGATTGGCGACA